CAGCAGAAGCTCAACGAATCCGCTGCCGTCATGAGCCCGCGCTACGCGACGGTCAACCCCGCTGCCAACGCTGCTCTGGTCGAAGGCATGAAGGGCCTGTTCAACCCCACCAGCACCATTTCCCGTCAGTTTAAGAACGGCATGATGGGCGAAGGCATTTTGGGCCTTGATGAAGTCAACATGTCGCAGTCGATCCGTCAGTTCCAGACCGGCTCTGCCACTCGTACGGACTCGCTCGCCGTCAAGACCACGCTCTCGACGCAGGGCACCAACACGTTCACGATCAAGTCTGCTACCAACGCTAAGACCATCGTGCCGGGTGACGTGTTCACCATCGCGGGCGTCTATGCCGTTAACCCGCAGACCCGTGAGTCCACTGGTTCGCTCCAGCAGTTCGTTGCGACCAACACGGTCACTTCGTCCGGCACTGAGTTCGCCAACGTGACGTTCTCGCCTGCGATCTACACCTCGTCGAACGCTCTCGCTACCGTTGACAGCTTCCCGCAGGCTGACGCGGCTGTGACGCTCCTCGGCGCGGCTAGCACCTACTATCCGCAGAACCTGGTTTACCATAAGGATGCGATTTCGTTCGCAACCGCCGACCTTCTGCTTCCGCAGGGCGTCGATATGGCTTCGCGTCAGGTTCACAATGGCATTTCGATGCGCGTTGTTCGTCAGTATGACATCAACAACGACCGTATGCCTTGCCGTATTGACGTTTTGTATGGTTACAGCGTCATCCGTCCGACGATGGCTTGCCGTCTTTGGGGTTAATCTTCCTAGCCCCCAGTTCGCTGGGGGCTTTTTCTTCTCTTTTAGGAGTATAAAACAATGTCACTTCCTTCCGTTGGTGGCGGTTATCAATTCAACGATGGCAACTTGAATGAAGTCAAGATGTCCGTCGCTGCTGTACCGGCCACTGCAACCGACAGCGCTACGCTGACCGTTGCTCAACTGACTAACGGCATCATCATCGGTACGCCGACGACAACTGCCGCCTACACGCTGCCGTTGGCAACCGATGTGGACACCGCGCTCAGCAACACAAAGCCAGGGTCTACGTTTGATTTCCGCGTCATCAACACGACGACGGCGGGCGTCATCACCATGACCACCAACACAGGTTGGAGCATTGGTTCCAGCGGTTCGCAGGGTCTCATGACCATTGCGGCTACGGCTGGCACTGTGCGGTCTTTCCGTGCGCGCAAGGTTGCGGACGGTTCTTGGGCGCTCTACGCCATCTCGTAAGCAAAATGGCCCCTGCTTCGGCAGGGGCCAACTTTTGCGGAGTTAATATGCCAAACATTTACCTAAAGCACCCCGACCACGGAACTAAAATTGCTTTTATGGAAGAAGAAGCTATTTTTGATGAAGAAAGTGGTTGGATGCGCTATGATCCCGGTCAACCAAATTTAAACGTGGCAACCGGCAACCAATTGGTAAACCGGCGGCGGGGCAGGCGCCCAACAAACGAAGGATTAACGACCGATGACGACAGCAGGCGATCAGATTAACGGGGCGCTTCGTCTTTTGGGCGTTTTGGCGGAAGGTGAAACACCGTCAGCAGCTACAGCCGACGACGCTCTGTTGGCACTCAATCAAATGATTGATAGTTGGAACACGGAGCGTCTGTCTGTATTCTCTACGATAGATCAGGTAGAAACTTGGCCGCCAGGTGAACGATATAGAACTTTTGGCCCCACTGGCGACATTGTAGGCGACCGGCCTATCTTGGTCGATGACAGCACTTATTTCCGTGACCCAGCGTCCGGTATTTCGTACGGGCTCAAGCTTATCAATCAACAGCAATACAATGGTATTGCGGTTAAAACCGTAACCAGCACGTACCCGCAGGTTCTGTGGGTTAACATGACGTACCCAAACATTGAGATGTACGTCTACCCGGTTCCGACCAAAGTGCTTGAATTTCACATTGTGTCTGTGCAGCCGTTGTCGCAGCCCGCTAATCTTGCCACCGAACTAACTTTCCCGCCGGGGTATCTGCGGTGTTTTCGTTATAATCTGGCGTGCGAACTAGCGCCGGAATTTGGCGTCGAACCGTCACCGCAAGTGCAGCGCATCGCAATGGCGTCTAAACGCACGCTGAAACGCATCAACAACCCCGACGACATCATGTCGCTTCCCTACAGCATTGTTGGAACTCGCCAGCGCTACAACATTTTTGCGGGTAACTACTAATGAAAACGCCAATTTTGGGCAGCAGCTATGTGGCCCGCAGCGTTAACGCTGCGGATAACCGCATGGTTAATCTTTTTCCAGAAATTGTCCCTGAAGGCGGAAAAGAAGCCGCGTTTCTTCAACGCGCGCCGGGTTTGCGACGTTTGACTACTGTAGGGCTGGGGCCTATTCGTGGGCTCCATTCCTACGGCGGGTATGCCTACGTTGCGTCTGGCACTGAACTTTACCGCATGGACGCTGCGTACAACACGATTTTACTCGGGACCATCGCTAACGACGGTCCGGTGTCAATGGCCGACAACGGCACACAGCTTTTCATCGCCTGCAACGGCCCCAGCTACATCTACAACAACAGCACTTTGGCTTACGGGCAGATCACGGACCCAGACTTCCCCGGCGCGATAACGGTGTCTTATCTGGACGGATACTTTGTTTTTATTGAGCCAAACAGCCAAAAGGTGTGGGTAACGCAACTTTTGGATGGAACCTCAATTGATCCATTAGATTTCGCTAGCGCCGAGGGCAGCCCAGACGGCCTTGTGTCTTCCATCGTGGACCATTCGGAGGTTTGGCTGTTTGGTACCAATTCGGTTGAAGTCTGGTACAACGCGGGCACCGCCGACTTCCCGCTCCAGCGCATCCAAGGCGCGTTCAACGAAATCGGTTGCGCTGCGGCGTTTTCGGTTGCCAAGCTGGACAACGCCTTGTTCTGGCTGGGCGCAGACGCGCGCGGCAAAGGCATCGTCTACCGCGCCAACGGCTACACGGGTGTGCGTGTTAGCACCCACGCCGTTGAATGGCAAATCCAACAGTATCAAAACATTGCGGACGCTACGGCGTACACCTACCAGCAAGACGGTCACGCCTTTTACGTGCTGTCGTTTCCATCCGCCAACGCGACGTGGGTTTACGACGTGGCGACACAGGCATGGCATGAACGGGCTGGCTTCAATAACGGCGCGTTTACGCGCCAGCGCGCGGCTACGCAGGTGTTCTTTAGCGATGAAAACATTGTAGGCGACTACCAGAACGGCAAGCTCTACGCCTACGATCTGGCGCTCTACGCGGATGATGACCAAACGCAGCGGTGGTTGCGGTCTTGGCGCGCGCTTCCGACGGGCGCTAATAATTTGTTGCGAACGACGCAACATAATCTGCAATTAGATTGCGAAACTGGCGTTGGGCTAGATGAGCCGCCTAATGCCGTGGATATTTTTAACGGCGAGTATAGCATTGGCCATCTGCTGGCCGAAGACGGCAAATCTCTCCTAACAGAGTCAGGCGACTATATTGTTGCTACCGCTCAACTATATACAACAATGATCCCCCGCGTCATGTTGCGTTGGTCTGATGACGGCGGTCATACTTGGAGCAATGAACATTGGACTTCTATCGGCACTATAGGAAACTATGGGCGCCGCGCTATTTGGCGTCGGCTGGGCATGACGTTGAAAATCCGCGACCGCGTGTACGAGGTTTCGGGCACAGACCCCGTGCCAATCTACATTATGGGCGCTAAAGTGATTATGAGCGGCACCAATGCTTAACGAAAGTCAAATTCCCGCCCCGCGAGTTCCGATAATCGGAGTTGAGGGCGGCCTTGTGACCCGCGAGTGGTTTCGGTTTTTCAATTACGTCTACGAGACGCTGTTGCAGCTTTCCGCTGCAACAACAGCTATTTACGGCGCGTTTCGCGATAATACTTCAACGGCGTGGGCGGCAAATACGCCATCACTAATCCCGCTTGGTATAACTGATTACATATCCGGTCTCACACACGGTTCGTCGCGCGTCAACATTCAAACCGCTGGACTGTACACCATAACTGCCAGCTTTCAGCTTACGAACCCAAACAACGCAAACGATGACGATTTGTCCGTTTGGCTCCGCGTCAACAGCGTAGATGCCCCCGCAACGACCAGTAGGGTCACCGTGGTAAAAGAACACTCTGGCACACCGGGTAGCAATCTGCTGACCGTAAACTTCTTTTACCTGTTTGCGGCGGGAGATTATTTCGAGCTATACGGTATTTCAAAACTCGGGTATGCTCAGATCGTAACGTATCCGGCCAGCACTTCCCCCGCGTACCCAGAAGCTCCAGGGACCATTTTGACCGTGGCGCGAATTAAATAGGACTGACAAATGACGTCTTATAATCTGTCTTCTTTCGCTGGTGCGGGCGCGCAGTTCTTTGATGACAACGGCGTGCCTCTGACGGGCGGCAAGGTCTTCACCTACGCGGCTGGCACGACCACGCCGCTGGCAACCTACACGACCGCAGCTGGAACGGTGGCAAACACCAACCCCATCATTTTGGACGCTGCTGGGCGTACACCCAACGAAATTTGGCTGGCTGTCGGTACGCTTTATAAGTTCATTGTCAAGACCTCAACGGACGAACTAATTGGCACTTACGACGGTCTGCCACCTATCAACGACCCGTACAGCATCAACGCTTTGCTGGGCAGCATCACCGGCACCAACGCCATCGCCGCCGTAGCCACACCGGCCATTACGGAGTATGCGGCGGGCGCGACGTACAGCTTCATTGCGGCTAACACGAACACGGCGGCAACGACCATCAGCATTGATGGTCTACCGGTCAAGTCGATCACCAAGAACGGCAGCGCAACGCTGACGGCTGGCGACATCCAAGCCGGTAAGCTGACGTGGATCGAATACGACGGCACGACGTTCCAGCTTCTCAACAACATCATCTACGGCGGTTCAATTACAAACGGCACGATTAACAGCCTGACCGCGCCCCTGAGCCCCGCCAGCGGCGGCACGGGTCGCAGCACGCTGACAGCCAACAACGTGCTGCTCGGCAACGGCGTGGCTGCGGTGCAACAGGTTGCGCCAGGCGCTGCCGGAAACGTGCTGGCAAGCAACGGTACAACATGGGTGTCTTCACCCGGTAGCGGGCGTCTCTTGCGCGCGCCGCAAATACTCACCAGTGGCACCAGCTATACAACTCCGGCCAGTTGCACGACGATCTATGTCGAGCTGGTTGGTGGCGGCGGTGGCGGCGCGGGTGCAAACAACACAGCGGGGTCGGGCGGCGGTGGTGGTTCGGGTGCGTACGCAGCCAAGTATTTCACCGTTGCACCGGCTACGGCTTACACTTACGCCATTGGCGCGGCGGGCGCTGCTGGAACCACCACAACCAGCGGTGGCAACGGCGGCAGCACCACGTTTGCAGTTGACGTTACGACGGTTACTGGCGGCGGCGGCACGGGCGGCGTGTACGCAACTGCCGCTGGCGGCGCTGGCGGCGCTGGCGGAACGGCAACCAGTGGCGACATTAACATCAGCGGCGGCGGTGGCGGTGGCGGCTCGTCTTCGTCTGCGGCTACGGGGCCGGGCGGAACGGGCGGCGCGTCATACTTTGGCGGGGGCGGCTTTTCGACAATGTCGGGCGCACCCGGCGCGGGTTTGGCGTATGGCAGCGGCGGCGGCGGCGCGAGGTCTACAAACGCTGGCGGCGCGGGCGCTGCGGGCGTCATCCGCATCTGGGAGTACAGCTAATGAAAGCGGCGCTGATTAACAGCACGAATGTTGTTGTAAACATCATTGTGTGGGACAGCACTTGCGTTGCGCCTACGGGTACGACGGCTATCGTGCTGCCGGATGACTATTACGTCTCCATTGGATTTGTCTACGATCCAGTCACGCAGACGTTTACAGACCCTAATCCGCCGCCAGACGTTGAGATATAAAAACATGCCTGTAATCGTACGCCGACCTGAATTTGCAGACCTTGGCCGGTACACTGAACTGGCTTGCGAATTTATTAAGGCGTCGCCCATCTACGGCTATATAAAATTGGACCCTAACGAGGTGGCCGATTTTTTAATTAAGGCGCTAGACAACCCCAGCATTGGGCTATGGCTAGCTGAAAAAGACGGACAAATGGTTGGCGTTTGCGGTGCTTTGGTCTATCCGCTATACTTCAGCCCGTCGTATAAAATAGGTCAAGAGTTATGGTGGTGGCTTACGCCTTCGGCGCGGGGAACAAATGCTGGAAAGCGTATGTTTGAGCAGATCGAAACTTGGGCCGCTGAGCATGAAGTTAACGCAACTTTTATGGTTGCTTTGGCTGACAACCGCGTAGAAAAAATGACTAAGTTATATGAGCGAGCGGGATACGAGCCGATGGAACGGACGTTTGTGAAGGGGTCTAAGACATGGCAATAAGTACCGCAGCAGCTATTATCGGCGCTGGCGCGCTTAGCGCTGGCGCTGGCATTTACGGCGCTAGTAAAGCCGCAGACGCGCAAAAAGCAGCCGCTGACAAAAGCGCGGCTGTTCAGCTTCAGATGTTTGACAAACAAACGGAGCTTCAAAAGCCGTTTATGCAGGGCGGTTTATCGGCTCAAAACCAGCTTTTGACTTTGCTTGGCTTGAAAGTACCGACAGGCGAAGGCGCTGTCCCCGGTCTGTCTGTGGACCCAAACTCACCTGATTTTGGCTCGGCAGCTAAATCGTTCTCTATGGCTGACTTTGAAGCCGACCCAGGTTATGCCTTTCGTATGGGCGAGGGCATGAAAGCCCTTGAGCGGTCTGCGGCTGCGCGCGGTGGTTTACTATCCGGTGCCGCGCTTAAAGGCGCAACGCGGTTTGGGCAGGATTTGGCGTCCACCGAATATACGAACGCGTTTAACCGCTATCAGACAGAACGCGCAGCGCGGTTGAACCCGTTGCTTAGTCTTTTAGGTGCGGGTCAAACCAGCGCCAATACGTTGACCAACGCAGCGGGCAGTGCGGGGCAAGGGGTTGCTCAATCGGCTATAGCGTCAGGCAACGCGCAAGCATCGCAATACATGAACACTGCTAATGCGTTGACTAACGCGCTTAATCAGGGCGTCAATATGTACGCGCAGATGCCTTATCTAAACGCGCAGACGGCCTTCTATAACAAAATGGCGGGGATTGGCTAATGGTTGACTATAGCTCTTCGCTTCCGCAGCTTCAGCAGTTTCAAGCCCCCAACCTTTTGGCTATAGCGGGCCAAGGCCAGCAGATGCAGGCTAATGCTATGCTGATGCAGGAAAAAATGCGGGGTATGGCCGAAAGCAATGCTTTGCGCGATCTGATTGGCAAAGGCGTGGACTTCACAACGCCTGAAGGCCAGCGCGCTCTGTTGGCCGTCGCGCCTAATGCTGCTCCGCAACTCATCAAAACACAGCTTGAAATTGCCGGTCAGCAGCGCGCTAATGAAAAAGCGGTAGCCGAATTGGCGGTTAAGCGCATCGCATACCATCGCGATTTGCTGCCCAACGTCAATGACCAGAATACTTGGGCGGCATGGCGAGCAGGAACATTAAAAGACCTTCCCGGCGCGGCTTCGATGCTGCCGGAAGCTTATTCGCCCGAAGCCAAACAGCGCGCTGCCATGTCGGCTGACCAGTTTATCGCGGCCAACAAGCCTGAAATCCGTGAACAACAGACGGATACGGGCCGACGCTTTGTGTCGATTACGCCGCAAGGCGCGACGGTTGTGCCGGGTTCGGAAGTTGGTTTGCAGCCGCAGATTAAAGAGCAGGAAACACCAACTGGCAGACGGTTTGTGTCAGTTACGCCGCAGGGCGTAACGCCAATACCGGGTTCGGAAGTCAATACGCCGCAAGGTTTTGAGTTTAAGATGGATAAAGACGGCGCTCCGTTTGCGTTGGGTAAGCGCGATGGCATCCTTTATCCTATCGTTAATGGCGTCCCCGTTATTCCCGGCACCAGCACGCCTGCGCCAGGTGTAACGCTTCCCAGCACGGGCGCTGCGGCTCCTGCGGCTGCGGCTGCGGCTCCTGCGGCTGCGGCTCCTGCGGCGGGCGCAACCGCGCAGCGCGGTGCTTCGGCTACGGACATGCCGACAATCACACGGCAAATCTTTACGGGCGAAGGCACGGGCAGAAACCCGTTGTCTACCGCGCGTGATCCATTCCAAATGATTAACTCGACGTTTGTCGGCATGTTCCGGCAGATGTATCCTGAACAGGCGCAAGGCAAAACGGACAGAGAAATCGTTGCTATGCGGACGCCTGAACTGTCCGCGCAAATGGGTCCGGTGTTAATTCAGCAGAACGCCCGCGCGCTCAGTAACGCGGGCATCACACCCAATGCGGGCAACGTCTATCTGGCGCATTTCCTTGGTGTGAAGGGCGCGCTAGACGCATTTCGCGCTAACCCGAATACGCCCGCAATTGATGTCGTTGGTGAGGCTGCGGTAAACGCCAACCCGACAATCATGAAGGGCAAGACCATTGGCGAAGTGATCCAATTTGCCAATAACTATATGGACCGCCAAGCGGGCTTCCCTGCTGCACGGGGCGCTGCGGCTCGCGGTCCGTTTGTGCCGAACATTCCGTCCGAAACCGCCATGTCGCCTATGGCGCCTACGGTGGCTAACGCTATGGCGCTTGGCATGGCGGGAGCTATTCCGCCGCCCGCTAACGCTATGGTTGCACCGTCCACTCCCGCACAGTTGAGCGCACCGCCAATTGCTGCACCAACGGCTGCCCCGCCGCCTGCGCCAACCGGCGCTGAATTTGGCAAGGGCAAGGAAGCCAAAGGCCGTGATCAGGTTAACACCACGCTAAGCAAAATGGCGCAAGCTTATGACCGTCTGGAAGAGGCGGGCGGTATCCCCAGCGAAGCCAAGGGTGTGAAACAGAACATTCCTGCGTATCTGGGCGGCACGTTTGTTGGTCAGGAGCTTGGTAAGGCTGCGGGCACGAAAGCGCAAAGCCAGCGTAATGAACTGGTGAGCCTTGCGCGTACCTTGATTACGGACATTAAGAACTCGACCGGCATGTCGGCGCAGGAAATGAATTCCAACGTCGAACTGCAACAGATGTTGGCGGCTGTGTCTAACCCCACGCAGTCCATCGAGTCTGTTCGGGCCATCATCCAGAACTTGAGCCAGCGTTACGGTTTGGGTCAGGAGATTAAGTTTAAGACGGCGCCTGAAGCACGCGCAGAGAGCGGTATCCCCGGTCCTCGCGCAGCGGCCTCAACTATCCCACCTGCGGCTGCGGCTCGTCTTAAAGCAAACCCTTCCGAAGCAGCGCAGTTTGATGCTATCTTCGGGCCCGGCGCAGCAGCTAAAATTCTGGGGCGGTAAATGGCAGAAAATCCATACGCGGCGTATGCCACACCACCGCAGGCTAACCCGTACGCGGCCTTTGCTGAAGGCGCGGCAATTAACCCTTACGCGGTGGTTGAGCCCGACACGTCGCTGACGCAGAACGTCAAGGTTGCAACCCGCGCGGCACTCCCGTATCCGACCGCCGCCGCCATGGGCGCGCTTGCGGGCGCGCCGTTCGGTGGCCCTGTGGGCGCTGCGGCAGGTGCTGGCTTGGCTACGCTGGGTCTTGGCATTGGCGACATTGGCACGGCTGGCTACAACGTATTGGCTAACTATCTTGGTGGGCGCCGCGTTCCATTGCCATCTGAAACAATTCAAGAATTGTAT